AACGTCACAGTAAGGCTGCTGACGAGCATCGCGGGCGAGAACTTCTCGCACGCTTACGGTGAGGAAGTGCAGCTCGACTCAGCTGAGGCGAAGCGTTTCCTCGAGGCGGGTCTCGCAGAGCCCGTCGCGAAACGCGCGAGCTCCAAGAGCGAGAAGCGCGTCGTCAAGAACACCGAAGAGGCTTAGGTCGTGCGCCGTGTCGTAAAGGGCGCGCCTGCCCTGTTGAGTCTTCCTACTGAGGTGAAGGTCTCGGCCGGCACGGTGACGATCACAAGGGACCGTGACCGTGTCGTGCTCGTCAATGCGGCATCAGTCACCCCGGAAGCCAATGAGGTGACGTACCAGTTCGCGGCTCAGTCGAGCATCGCAAATTTGACGGTCGTGTGGACGCTCACGAGGGCGGACGGCACGCAGACCGTGACGGAAAAGTGTCAGGTCGTAGCGACTCGCGCGTGTCGCATCAGCCAGGTCAGGCGTTTGCGTCCCCTCGATGACGTCAACAGGTACAGCGACGCCCTGATCGACGCGGCCATTGCGCTCGTCGAGGACGAGCTGGAGTCCGCGACGGGCGTGAGCTTCTGCGGTCGCGAGTTCACCGCCGTTTTGGACGGGTCCGGCACGCGCGATCAGTACGTTCAGGTCGGCCGGCCACAGACGGTCACCGCCGCGAGCACGAGTTCAACGGCGTTGAACGCCAGCGAACTGAGCGTCTACACGAGTTCGACGCTGACCGCGCAGGAAATCGCGGACCTGATCGTCGACGAACGCGCCGGCACGATTTATCGGCCCGTGATTTGGCCTTCGGGCCGCAAGAACGTGACGATCACCGGCACTTGCGGCTTCACGGAGTCCATTGGCATGGTCAGCACGGCCGTCGCGAAGCAAGTCAGGTACATGCTCGTCGATTCCCCAACGCAGGACCGCGCCTTGAGTGTCAGCACTGAGGACGGCTCAACGCAGAACCTCATTGTCGCTGGCGTCAGGGGCAACAGGTTCGCGATCCCTGAGATGAACGCGATCGCGGAGACGTATCGGTCTCAGTTTGGGATCGCATGACCAACGCATTGCGGGTCAGCCGCGCCCTCGTCGAGCAGATCGGGCAATCACCAGCGTTCCGCAACCGGCAGGTCACGCTCGCGCACCCCGGCCAGCTCGCCGAGCAGGAACTCGTCACGATCCTCACGGTTCGCAACTCCGAAACGGCCCGCACGCTCGGGAAGGGTCATCGTCGCGAAGAGCTCACCGTCGAGCTCGGCCTCGTTGCCGAAGTGAACACGGACGACGCGTCAGAAGCCCTTGACCGCGCGTACCTGATGCTCAGCGACGTTGAGCAGGTCATTGGTGAGAACCCTGACTTGGGGCTGCCTCACGTCCTGTTCGCTCAAGTGCAGGGCTTTGAGCAACGCAGTTTCGTCGGTGACGGCAAGCGCGTCGTTGAGATCACAGTGGAAATCGCAGTTACAGCCAACAAAGACGTGGAGGAGTAGGCGAATGCCTTGGAAGTTCCTTGGAAACGACGAGGGCGTTCTGCCCGAGTTCGGGCTTGTTCAGCCCGGTGACGTAGTGGAAGTGCCGGCCGACCTGGTCGATGGCCTGAGTCCTGACATGTGGCAGGAAGTCAAGGCGAAGAAGTCAACCAATGACAAGCCTGCGGGCGAGGAGCAGAACTAATGGCGTATTCGGCTGGCGACCTTCAAGTCGCATTCGGTGAAGAGAGCACGTGGGGCACTGCAGTGACCCCAACGAAGGTCGTGGAGGTCACGTCTGAGAGCGTGAAGCAGACCATTGACCGGATCGAGTCCAAGGGACTGCGCACTCAGCGCATGTTGCTGTCAAAGACGGACTGGGCATCAGGCCAGATCGACGTGTCCGGTGATATTGAGTTCGAGGTGCAGAGCAGGGGCGCTGGCTTGCTGTTCAAGCACATGATCGGTTGCGCGACCCCGACCGCGACGACGCCCTCGGGTGGTACTTCGTCGAAGAAGTGGTCGCTCGCGATGTCCCCGACGGACACGACGGACGGCAAGAGCCTTACGTTCGAGGTTGGTCGCACCGACATCACCGGCACTCGGCATAAGTTCACTTACGCTGGCGCGAAGATCAACCAGTGGGAGCTGATGTGCAAGGCCGGCGAGACCGTCAACGGCAAGATCAACGTGGACGCGAAGAGCGAAACCGCAGCTGCGAGCTCGCCGACCACACTGACGTACCCGACCGGAACTCCCCTGGTGTTCGTTGGAGCCGCAATCAGCGTTGGTGGATCGACCGTGAGCGTCAAGGAGTTCGACATCAAGGGCGACAACGGCCTGAACACAAGCCGGTACATGCTCGGCAGCGCGAACAAGCTCGAGCAGCTGCAGACCTCATTGCGGTCCGTGACTGGTTCATTGACCGTTGAGTGGTCCGGCCTGACCGCTTACCAGCGGTTCGTCAATGGCACGCACGCGAGCCTGAGCGCAGTGTTCGCGACCGTCGCTGATATTGAGTCCGGCGTCAAGGGCAGCGTCACGATCACGTGCCCGGACGTAAGGTTTGACGGTGACACGCCCACGGGTGGCGGGCAGATCGTTGAGCACCCGCTCAACTTCGTGGTGGTCGATGACGAGTCCTCGGGCACGGCACCGCTCACCATTGACTACGTCACGCTCGACACGTCGCTCTGATCGTGGCGGGCTCGGGCGATATTGGCCTGACCGTCACTGATACGCAGGTCATAAACGCGTTGAAACGCTGCGACGAGGAATCGTTCAAGGCAATCAAGAAGCGATTCACTGACCTGGCTACTGACGGTAAGCGTGCCGTCGTTGCGAACACACCCGTGAAAACCGGGTTCGCGAAGTCGCATTGGAGCAAGCAGAGCGGCTGGACGAAGAAAAACAGCTTCAAGGCTCAGGTGACGATCAAAGGCTGGCCGAAGGGTGAGGCTCGTTACCCGTTCATTTTGGAGCACGGTCGCAAGGCTGGTGTGTCAGCGAAGACCGGGCGTGAAGTGACGGCGATGAGTCCGAGACCAATCATTTCGCCGGTGCGCGCGCGGTTTCAGTCGCGTGGTCAGAAGGCGTTGGAGCAGGCAACCAAGGACGCTCTCGCGGCGTTCGATAGATAGGGGGAAACAGGTATGGCCGACAACACGGTCACGAAGGTCAAGATCGAAAGCCAGGTCTACGAGCTGGACGCAGGGAACCTCACTTGGGGTGAAATGAGTCTTCTTGAGCAGACGATCGGCAAGCCCATCGGGCAAGTCGACTTCGAGAGCGCCACTGCAGTGCTCGCCCTCGCGTGGATTGCTCGTCGCAGGGTTCAGCCCACAGTGACGTACGAGGACATGCAAGCCCTGCCAATGGACGCCATTGAGGTCTTGGAGTCGGACCCTACGCCGGCCGTCGAGGACGGCGCGGTTACCACGGACGATGGGACTGGCAACCAGTCCTAGCAGTGCGGTTTGGGATACGCCCGTGGGAGCTTGAGTTGGTCACGGTCGAAGAGTGGAACAAGATGATGCGGTTCCTCGACGCTGAGGATCGTGAGAACAGGAAGGCGGCGCGCTAATGGCTCAACAAGCGGTACTGAAGCTCGTCGCTGACAACAGCCAGCTCACATCGAAGCTGCAGCAGTCAACGAAGGAAATCAAGCGCCTTGAGAAGCAAGTCAAGGCGTCCCAGAAGGGCATGGGCAAACCATTTGATGGTTTGAAGCACAGTGCCATGTCCAGTATCGGCCCGATGGCTGGTGTGGCGGCCGGCATGGCGTCGGTGGGTGGCGCGGCGGACTTCATTAAGGAGAGCGTCACTGAGACTCGCAACCTGGCGTTGGAGACGTCCAGGCTCGCTACGCAAACGGGCATGGACGCTGAGCAGTCAAGCGCGTGGATCAGTTTGGCTAAGGAACGCGGTATTCAGGCCGCGAAGCTGCAGTTGAATTTCCGCACGTTGTCACGGCAGATTCTTGGCGCGAACTCGGGCACGAAGTCCAGTGCCGAGCTCTTTACTCGCTTGGGTGTCAGTCAGCAGGCGTTGAAGTCACAGAACTTCCCCGCAGTGATTGGTGGTGTCGCGCAAGCGTTCTCGCGCATGAAGGATGGCGCTGAGAAGACCGCGATCGCTCAGAAGTTGTTTGGCAGGGCTGGTTCGCAACTCATTCCGATCTTGAACAAGGGCAAGGTCGGCTTGAGAGAGCAGCTTGCAGAAATGAAGAAGCTGCATTTGACGATCAACGGGCAGACTCTTGATTCAGCATCGAAGTTGAAGGTCGGGTTGCGCGAGCTCAATGGTCGGTTTGAGGGCTTGAAGGTCGCGATCGGAACGAAGATCATTCCCGTCCTCGCGCAGCTCATGCCGCATTTGACTTCGTTCATTGACGCCGTATTCCAGGGCGGCAAGGGCCTTGGCGGGTCACTTCACAACGCCCTGGTCAGTGCCGGTCACGCACTGCAGACGATGTGGACTCAGTTGAAGCCCGTCGTCAAGGGCATGGCCGACCTGATCGCCAAGCATCCCGGCTTGTTAGGTGTCCTTGCGGCATTCATGGCGTTTATGAAGGTCGCGAGCATGATTCGCGCCGTCACGGCAGCGTTTGCCGCGTTCAACATCGTCCTCGAGCTAAACCCGATTGTGTTCATCGCGACTGCGATCGTGGCAGCAGCGTTCCTTGTCATCACGCATTGGAAGCGAGTTAAGGGTGTTCTCGCGGCCGTTTGGAATTGGATCAAGGGAGCATTCAGGTCCGTAGCGAACGTCATCGTGACCGTTGCGCGAAGCGGGTTCCTCGGGCCCGCCGCGTGGATCATCAGCCGGTGGCGGCAGGTTGGTTCGTTCCTGCGTGGCTTGTTCGGTGGCATCGTCGGGTTCCTTGGTGGCATGATCGGCCGGCTTGGTGGGTTGGCGTCACGGATTGGCAGCGCGATCTACAACGGTATCTTGGGTGTGTTGCGCGGCCTCGGAGGAGCGATTTCCGGCGCTTTGAGTGGCATCGGCAGCGGCCTGGCCGGCGTCATAAACAGTGCCATTGACGTCGTCAACAGTGGCATCAGCAAGATCAACAGTGTTGCGAGCAAGATTCCCGGTGTTGGCACGATTGGCTTGATTCCGCATTTGGCTTCGGGTGGCATCGTGACTCGCCCGACGATCGCGCTGATTGGTGAGGCTGGCCCCGAAGCGGTTGTTCCGTTGAGTCGCGGTCGAGCCGGTGACCGGGCCCGCGTTCTGCGTCAATCCGGTGGCCTGGGCGCGGTCGAATACGTCTTCAACATCTACAACCAGGGCACACCACTCGATGAGAGCGCGTTGGCCGCGAAAATCGGGTGGCAACTGGCGAGCCGTGGGGTGAGCGCATGATTACGTCTGTCACATTGACGCCCGCATTGTCGGGCGCGAGCGCCGTCACATTGCACGGCAGCTCAACTCGCAAGCTCAGTCGCATACAAGGCCTTGTGGGGCCGCCCGCGCCTCGCGACATCACAAGCATCCGTCCGGGCATGGACGGCATCGTTGATCGCACTCGCAGCGTCGGAGAGCGCATCATCACTATCGAGGGCGAAGTGTGGGGCGCGACTGGTGGTGCTGCAGCAGCGGACTTCAGCACCGTGAACGAGGCGCTGTATTCAACAATGCTGTCGTCGGGCAAACTCACGGTCACATACGACAATGGTGACGTGCGTTTCTGCAACGTGAAGCTGTCCTCGTCAGTTGACATGAGCCTTGAGGGCCAGTCACGTGTCGTGTCGTACCAAACGCAGCTCAGGGCAGCTGACCCGCGCATGTACGCAAACACCCTCAAGACAATCACGTTGACCGCCCCGAGCTCATTGACTTGGACGGCGACGTCGGCGACGGCAACGAACGCGGGGACTGCACCCAGTCCCATGACCGTCGTGGTCACGGCGGGATCAAACGCGTTGAGCGTGTCCGAAATCGCCGTGACCGTCCCAACGACGTATGGGTCTCTCGTATCGCAAACGTACTCGAGCAGCCTGTTTTCGAACCCGTCATTGTCGATCGTGAGTCAGAACGCTAATGGCACTGGCATCAACGACATTCAAGTCAGCGGCGGCACGTCAGTTTCGTTTTATGCTGCGACACGCACTGCAACTAGTTTGTCGGGTGTGGCCGCCGCTAGTGAGTTTCCTGTCCTGTATCCGGGCACGAATAGCACGGTCGGGATACGTGCGGCGGCATCCAACGTGACGGGAGCAAGATGCGTGTTCTCGTGGTACGACGCGTTCTGGTAGGCGATGGCTAACCCTGTTTGGGCCGCGACTATTGAGACGAAGGATAAGGCCGTCCTGTCTTACGCGACAACGATCAACAGTGCGAAGCTTTCGTTCCCGCTTAACGACGCGGGTTCGCTCGAGTGCGATTTCCTTGTCGACGGCGAAGACACAAGCGCGATCCTGACGCAACTTGCATCCGGTGGAGTGTTCATTCGCATGATGCGCGACGGCACAACGCGGTTCTTCGGGCAGCTCGCGGACATGCAGCTCGACATCGCTGATGACGCGACCGTCACGACCCGCTGGACTGACCTGGCCGGCACGTACGACTACATGCAGCAACTTGACGGGTCTTGGCCGTATCGCGGCCAAACCGTCTACTTGGCGAACCCCGCAGTCAGCAGCACACCCAACGACATCGTGGACATTTTGCTAGGCAACACGTCCGGGTCGAGCTCGTGGACTGCGCCTGACCGCAAGCCTCTTATCAAGCTGACTCGTAGTGGTTCCGTCACAAGCCCGACGCGCAGCCTCGACATGACCAACAAGACGGTGTTGGATTGCCTTGTCGAACTTGGCAGTCTCGCTAACAGTTTCGATTGGTACGTCACGCCCGATTCGACGTTCACGATGGCATCGTCATTGGGGTCAGACAAGTCGGGGAGCGTCGTGTTGGACTTGTCCGACACGAACTTGCAGAACACTCAAAGCGTCACCGTGAAGTACCTGCCGCCCCGCAATCGCGTGTACCTCACGGGAACGGACGGCAACATCAGGCGCGTCAGCTCAGACGCTACGTCGATTACGAACTACGGGGCGTACGACTACCTTGCGGACGGTCCCAAAGCGGGCTCAAGCACCGAAGCGGACATTACGGACTCCAGGTTGCGTGCTTCGTGGCGTCAGATCATGGAGGTCACGGTCGAGCCAGCCGTTGGCCCTCAACCGTGGGTTGACTATTACTTGGGTGACAGGGTTGCGTTGAACGTGACTCGAGCGTCGTTTGAGTATTCGGGCAAGCAGCGAATCAACCAGATTGACGTGTCCTTCAACGATGAACTCGTTGAGACTGGCGTGAAGCTCACATTTGAGGTGATCTAAGTGACGGACTTTCAACGCCCACCAAACTTGACCAACACTCTGCGCGCCGTGGACAGGCAGGTGCAGGCGCATGAGGCGTTCAATCGAGGCGTTGGTCAAGTGCTGTCGTTCGATGGCCCGTTTAGTGTTCGCACGGACTCAGCTGCATATCAAATCCCGGCTTACACATGGTCGTTGGTGAAAGGAAAAATCAGCACTTTCCTCAAGCCCGTGATCGAGATTTACGCGCAAGGGCTAGGAAGCACAAACGGCGCGGGAAAATACGCCTACATGAGCGTCTACATTGACGATACGCCAATCTACGCTGACACCTTGTTGCAGTGGGGAACGTCAGGTGCTGCCGTCACAAACGAGCGTCGCCGCACTATCCCCGGCTCAGCGCAGGGCACAGCCAGTCGACTTGGCGGTTTTATGATCTTGCAGCTGAACACGTCACAGTTTCCATCCAGTGACGTGCATGACATTGAAATCACTCTTGAGGGCGTGGGTCCCAGTGCAAACTGCACGATCAGCGACGTCCAAATCGTGACCCGCGTTCTCTAAACATCCACTACCCATCGAGACAATGCCCACTGACGACGCCACGAGTTTCCTGATGAAAGAGATCGAGTCGATCAAGACGACCGTCGAGAAGACACGCGATGACGTAGTCGACGTCAGGGAGCGCGTCACGCGCCTCGAGGCAAACGATGAAGTGCGGCTCAAGAGCCTGAACCGCATCCAGTGGGGCATTGGCATCGCGGTCACGTCCGTCATTGGTGGCATTCCAGTCCTGTTCCTCATTTGGGACAGGCTCAGCAACTAGACCCGAGGGGGTTCTCATGGAGATTGTTAAGCGCGGTTCGCGAGGACGGGCAGTGGTCGCACTCAAAAAGCGTCTGAGGGCGCACGGGTTCTGGAAACTCGTTTGGGGTTTCACGTCGGGCTTCGGGCCCATTACGGAATCGGCCGTGCGTAGGTACCAGGCCGCTAACGGCTTGACGGTCGACGGACAGGTTGGGCCTCAAACGTGGGCGTCGCTGAACAGCACCCCGATTAGCGGCAAGGGCGAGCGTGCTCGAGCAGTCGCTTGGGCGAAGAGCCAAGTGGGTGTGACGGAGCGGCCGGCCGGGTCGAACTGGGGTCACCCCGTGCAGGATTGGATCGTTGAGGCCGGGTATAACGAGCCCGAACCGTGGTGTCAGTGTTTCGCGAATCAGGTTGGTAAGGCCGGAACTCGCGGACGTTTGAAGAGCCGTTGGTTCGGCGGGTACACCGTGTCCGTCGTTCAGATGGCGCGTCGTGGTGAGCGTGGCCTTAAGCCCAGGTCGCTCGCGACCGTTCAGGCCGGCGACTGGGTTTACTTCGACTGGGGTTCCGGCATCGCTCACGTTGGCGTGTTCCTCGCTCACAACAGCGACGGCACCATTCAGACAATCGAGGGCAACACGTCATTTGATTCGTCCGGTGACCAGTCGAATGGTGGTGCCGTGGCGCACAAGGTTCGTCCCCGGAGCGCGGTCGCAGCGTGCGTCCACGTTCCCTACCGCAGTTAGGAGTCAGCATGAACAAGGCAGCATCGGCAGCTCAGGGACTTGTCGCGGCGCTCGCGTCGGCACTTGTCGCATCGGGTGTCATTGACGGTGAGACCGTGAGCGTGTGGCAGCCCGTGATCGTCGCGGCGATCGCGTTCGCCGCCGCGATTGGCATTCACAGTGTGAGGCCACCGAAGCAGTAGGTCCGTATCAGGTTGATACGGAAAGTAAAGTTTGCCCGGTGAGGCTTTAGGCGCGATCTAGTGTCCTAAAGGTTCTCAAGTGATGTACTGCTGGCCCCTTCACCCTTCGGGGTGAGGGGGCCTTTCGTCGTTCTTGGGGCGCAAGCAAACCAGCACGCAGGTTGCGTACCGTCCGACCTTTAGCCCAGCATTTGTGGAGATTCCTATGCCTGGTGCTCGTCACGAATGGCCGGACGTCGACACGGTCGCTGAGATCGTTGCTCAGGCCTCGAGTTGGGAAGAGGTCGCGGAACGCATGGGCAAGCCGCGTTCAACGGTTCAGGCGTTCTGTCGCCGGCACAAGATCGCGGCGCCGAGCACAAGTAAGGAACGCAGTTTCGCGTTTGACTCGACCGTGGACGTGCCTGACGAGGCGGAGCTTGGGAAGGTGCGCGAGCTAATTGTCGAGGAGGGCTTGAACCCCGACGAGTGGATTGTCAGTCGCATACGGTTGAACAGGTACGGCGATCAAGAGCAACGTCGCGTTGATTTGACGCCCCGTGAGGACGTCTTGTTGCCCGTTCGGTCGGATGGGTGGCGTCCGCCTCGCAAGGCGCGTGTGAAGCCGTCAGAGGGCCGTGTGGGCTTGTTTCCCGATCAGCACGCCCCGTTCCATGACCCGTTGGTTCACGAGGCCGCGTGCCAGTGGATCAGGGATGCGAAACCGAGCAAGATCGTGTGCCTCGGGGACCTCACCGACAACCCGTCAGTGAGCCGGCATCGCCGGACCGGGCATGAACCGTCGCTGCGCGAATGTATGCAGGGCGGCTATGACGTGCTGCGCGGCTATTGCGAGGCGATTGTCGAGGCTGGCATGACCGTCGGGCCCGACGGGTGCGAAGTGATCTTGCTGCCCGGCAATCACGACGAGGAGCGCATAAGGAACACGCTGGCGGACAAGGGCCTGTCCGAGATCGCGAACTTGACGCAGGTCGGGTCCGACATTCCGATTCATTCGCTTGAGCACATCATGCGTTTGGACGAGCTGGGCGTTCAGGTGCAGCGCCCACCAGCTGGGTACGGGTATCAGCACGCCGAGTACAGGGTCACACCGAACCTGCTTGCGGTTCACGGGTGGGTCGCGAAGAAGGGCAGTGGCGCGAGTGCGTTGGCGACGCTCGACAAGGTCAACGAGAACGTCGCCCAGGGCCACACGCACCGTCAAGCGCTCGTGTTTCACACAAGGTGGATTGGTGGCCGGCCGCAGTTGTTGACCGCTGTCGAGGCCGGAACAATGGCGTTGATGGAGCAGAGCGCCCTGGGCTACGCCAATAGACCGGACTGGCAAAGCGGCTGGTGCGTCATGGAAGACCACGGTGACGGGGTCACGTTCGACTTTGCAACGAAGGACGGGGATCGCGTCAGGTGGCGCGACGCCAGCTACGAATGAAGGGGGACACAGTGCAGGTAGTCGAGGAATGCAATCACGAGGTCGGTAACGATCCGAGGCGCGCGTCGGAGTGCCTGAAGTGCGGCAGGACGTTGCCGGCCGCAATGATCCGTGACCCTGAGCGCGAGCTCGCACTGCTCAAGCGCCACACGGAGCACAAGGGTTTGGCGCAGTACGCGTTGAGCCAAGTGCAAGCCAGGGCTGGCGTCGATCGGCCGTGGCAGGGCCTCGCGCACCGTGACTTCGGCCGCGAAGCCTTTGAGGAAGTCATCGACCTCTGCGCCTACATGCTCGGAAGGGCACAGCAGCGCGACCTACAGGGCCACGAAACCGAGCTAAGCGTCTCAGAGAGCATGGTCTTGTTCCACGCCCTTGAGGCGCTCAAGGCACTGCTCGCAGCTGACGACGACTGACCCGTAGAAACCACTGGTTGAAAACCATTAGTCGTGGCTGTAGGTTGCGCGGCATGAATCACCCATCACAGTTCCCCTGTTGCGGGGGGGGGGGGCATTCAATGCCCACCCATCCCGTTACCGACCGTTTGGTAGGTTCCAGCACCCATGATCGACTGGGAGACGGAAACATGGAAAGTCGGAATGCTCATCGACCGCGCGGCACAAACCCTGCCATCAGGCGACCCTGACCGCGATCTACTCGAACGCTTGTCTAACGCTTTGGCTCGAGCAAACGAGCTACGCGACGAGCAATCAGCGGTGCCAATCGCTCAGCGAGTCGGTCTAGTTCCTCGTCCGTAAACCGCTCGTCAACGGGCGTGTCACTGACCAGGTCGTAGAGATCGCGCAAGTCGACGCTGAAGCCTTCAGCGATCCTGCGTAGCGTTGCTGGCTGAGCTCGCGTGTTCCTGCGCTCAAGGTTCTCCCACGTCTTGAAGCTGATGCCCGCTACGTGAGCTGCTTCGGCTTGCGTTAGCGGCCCGCGTAACGCCTTCAATTTCGCTGCGAGCTTCGTGCTACCGGGCTTAGGGGGGGGTTGAGCCATTGAGGGAGCGTACCGCCCCCCCGAACTTGTAGGAAGGAGAAAGCCCATTCATGTGGAAACTGCGCAACGTGCGGCAAGAAAGCCGTCGGTAAAGTTGCGTACCGTCCGCAGGTCGGTATACGGTGCGCCGCAATCCAGACCAGGAGGGATTCACATGGACGTAGCAATCGCATTCGCAGTCGCTGCAGGGATGCTCGTGTTCTTGCCGTTGCTCGCACTGAGCATCGTCAAGGACATGCGCAACATGCGCGCAGCTGAGGCGTATTGGGAGACACAGAACAGGTTGGCGCGACGCCTTGAGGCATTGCCGCCGTTTGACCGCGACCGGTTCTGGACGGACATTGACGAGTTCCGCACTGAGGTTTCGCGTTGAGGCTCGCTGACCGCATCCCGATGAAGATCGCCTTGAAGCGCGCCCGTAGGGCAGCTCGTGTGCGTCGCGTGTTGACGCCGGAGCAGAAGGTGCGCGCGTGGTTCCCGAACCTGCCCGTGGAGGACGAGGCATGAGCGGCCTGCAGGGGTACACCGAGGTCGCTGACCGCATCGCCATGTTCTACGAGCGTTACCCCGAGGGGTCGATTCGCACGGAGAGCGTTGAGTTCCTCGAGGTCGACGGCAAGAGCGCCGTCTTGGTTCGCAGCGCTTGCTACAGGACACCAGGCGATCCGACGCCGTCGTCAGGGACAGCGATGGAGCTGATCCCCGGCAAGAACAAGGTTGTTGCCGGCAGCGAAGTCGAGGTTTGCGAAACGAGCAGTTGGGGCAGAAGCCTTGCGGCGCTCGGACTGGGCGGCAAGGTTGCCAGCGCGGACGAGCTGCGCGCGAAGGGCGTTACACAGGCGTCACAGAAGCCGGACACGATCACGGCATCGCAGGCGAAGTCCATCGCGGAGCTCGCAGCTGAGAAGAACGCGACCACAGCTGAGCTGCGCAAGCTCGTCGCTGAGGTCATGGGCAAGCCCGTCAACGACGCGCGCATGTTGGACCTGACGTTGGAACAGGCAGCGGCGGTCACGGAACGTTTGGCGGCGCGGTCGTGAGTCAGCGCATGAACGCCGAGTGGGTCGTCCGGTGGGGCACCAACAAGAACATGTGGCCCGCTGAGACGTGTGACTGGGTTGCGCACACGCTCGCAGTGCCGGAGCGCGAAGCAGGGCAGTCGTGCGTCACGTACATCGCGTTGGTTCTTGAGCGGCACACGGACCCGCACGGCGCGTTCGCGCGCTTGAAGACCGTGTTCGAGGGTTTGCCCGACGGGAGCATGACCCCGGAGGATCACGCGGCCGAGGCTCGACGTGAGCGCGCGCACTACGACCGTTGGCGACGAAATTCCAGTGACCCCACTGGGCAAGTGAACGGATGGGTGTCGTGAGCGGCAAGCGATCCCGACACAAGGGTGCTCGAGGCGAGCTCAGGGTGCGCGACGTGTATCGCCGGCACGGGTTCGACTGCCGCCGCAACTTCGGGTCAGGCAGCCAGGGCATGGGGGACCTGATCGGCAACGACATGCCCGTCGTGCCCGAGGTCAAGAACACTGAGCGCGTCACGTTGTGGCCGTGGGTTGAGCAGGCCCAGAGTGGGATTCGCCCACCGTACGGCGAGGACGAGTGGTGCCTGCACATCACAGGCAACAACCGTCCGTACGTCGTCGTGATTGACGAGGCGTACTTCATGCGCCTGCTCGTCGACTCACGCAACGTGCAACGCGCCCTGCTGCCGGAGGAGCTTCGGTGACCCAGAAGCAACGCGTGCTGCGCGCCCTCGAGCGCCAACAAGGACTCGGCGTGAAGACCACGGACTTCGACGCCGGCCAGGTCATCGACGGTGGCAAGCCCATTCGTCGACTCGCGGCCCGCATCGGTGAGCTGCGCGACGACGGTTACACGATCCGCAGCACCACAAGGAACGGGATTTGCACGTACACGCTGATTCCTAGGACTGCGCCTTTCGTGGGTTCTGTGTTGACCACTCCGTTGACGGGGGACTCCGAGGTCGTGGTGACCAGTGAGAACGGGGCGGAGTGGTCAACAGAGAGTGCTGCGATAGCGACTCCCGTGTCGGGGCGGGCACTGGAGTCGCTTTCAGAGGACTACATCGACGAGGGGGAGTTGCTGTGGGTATGAACAACGAGTTCGACCATTTGCCCGGTAGCTCGAAGGGCACTTGGGTTGAGCAGGCCCGGCGTGCGCGTGAAGCCGGGAGGCATTACCGCAGACGGTGTCGCGCCCTGTCGTTTCAGTTGGACATCGCTGAGAAGCGCTGCAAGGCGTTGGAGCGCGAGAACGCGTTACTTGAGGCGCAGGTCGAAGTTTTGGAGCTGACCATTGAGGGAATGCGCCGCACTGGCGGCCGGCCACGAGAGGACGCAGTCTGATGGCCTGGTTCCGCGCCGACGATCGCATCTGCGAGCACCCGAAGTTCATCGCTGCTCGAGCACGTGGCGGTCATTCCGCCCTGGGCGTCTGGTTCCACGCTGGAACGTGGTCGAACGCGATGCAGACCGACGGGTTCATTCCGAACACGTGGGTGATGCTCAACCGCGCCGAGACCGAAGCGGCAGTGCTCGCGGAGGTCGGGTTGTGGCATGAGGACGCGTCGCGTGATGGGTGGCAGATGCACGACTACGCCGAGTACCAGCCCACGAAAGCGGAGCTGGATGCGAAGCGTGAGAAGGACTTGGAGCGCAAGCGGCGTGGTGGTTCCACGAGTGCGACGAAGCGTTCCGCGCGGAATCCGAACGGAATCCAAACGGAAGTTTCAAGTCCCGTACCCGTACCCGAACCCGTCACACCACTTCGTGGTGTGAAGCGCGGCGCACGTCTTTCAGAGAAGGAGATTCGGACCAGACAACGACTCGGCCTCGATGCCGAAGGACCAGGAGGAACAGCAGCATGAACGAGATCACTGAGATCAGGGACGCCCTTGCTGAATGGGCTGCAAGCGCAACTCAAGGCAAGAAAGACGCCCTGAGGGTTGAGCTTGAGGCATTGATGGCGGAGTGGAAGCCCTCGGTCATTGACCGCATCAAGAACGCGTCGACTTCGGGGACGGTTAGGCGGTCACGGACGCCTAAGGAGTACCAGGAAGCCGAAATGGGTTTCCTGCTTGCCGCTATTCGCAGGTCGAAGAAGCCGGTCAACCCGAGCGACCTCAAGTCGCTGTTCGTTGCGGAGTTTCCGCAGTACGGAGACCCCGGTCGCAACCCGTTGAACGTCGTCACGACGCGTCTTCGGCAGCTGTACCGCGACGGCAAGATCGACGTGAGCCCGCGCCCAGCGGTCGACGTGAACAACTGGAAGCCGCGCAAGCACGACGCGATTACTGCTCGCGGCGCGACGTTCAAGAGAACGTCAATCGACGTGCAGCGGCCGGGCCTTTGGGGAGGTGAGGTTGCATGAGCGCGCTCAAGCAGCCGCAACCCGCTGACGGGCCGACCGTTCGGGATCACATTCGCCGCGAGTACCGCAAGGTCATAGCGAGCCCGTCGAATCGTCAGGGCAGCGACATTCCCGGCAAGGTCGCGGATCGCGTTAGCAAGGCCATGCAGCCCGCCGAAAAGATCGTCGCGTTTGACGCTTATGTGCGGCAGTTGTGTCGCGCTGAGATCAAGGACATCAGGAACAGTCACATCCCCGAAGATGATCAGTCGGCGTCGCAAGGTGGCCGGCCGAATCAGCGATGGGTTGCTACGCCGTTCGACAAGTCGATCGAGTGCGGGTCCGTGTGGAAGACCCTCGGTGAGCTGACGGTCGAGGACTGCGAACTGGCGATTGAGAGTTACGCGGTTCGCGTCAGGGGATTGTCGGCCTCAATGCAGCGGTTTGAGGGCTTGCGTGACCTGATGCTCGCTGAGGGTGCGGATAAGGCGCGCGAGTTGCCGGAGTCGGCCCTGTTGGAGCTTGGGTTCTGATGAACCGCCGCCACGACCATAAAGGACCCGAAAACCAGACGTCTCGCGTCGTGGCGCAATCTTTATGCGTCCAGAGTCCCTTTGTTTTCCAAGCGGATTACGGCGCACACACTTCGCGCGCGCATAGCTCAATCGCAGCCCAGCTCTGCTTCCGCGCGCACATCTTCAACGCCCGGCCAGGGTCGCCCCGGTTGCCAAGGAGGACGCGCCGGGCACATCTGCCAATAACGCCAAGTCGGATTAACCAGGAGGAGCAATGGACCAATACATGATGATCGGCTTGACCGCCGAACGCGTCAACGAACTTGAGGCGGTCAGGATCGCCGACGAGAACCGAGTCAGGTCAATCACGCAAGCTGCCGACGCTCGAGAAGCAACACTTGATCACATCGTCGCGGTAAAGGACGGTATCGCCGACCTCGAAACGAAAGCGATAAAGCAGCTAGAACGGGAACTCAAAAACTTGCCCGCCACCTACCAGTGGGTCAGTGAAACACCCGGCCTCGGAGCGAAGACCGTCGGTCGTCTGATCGGGGCTCTTGGTAACCCCGCATGGAACTTCATGCACGACCGCCAGCGTCGCGGCCCCGCCGAACTTTGGGCGTACATGGGCCTGCATGTCGTCGAAGGTCAGGCACCTCGTCGCAGGCGTGGTGAGCGCGCGAACTGGAGCACCGAAGCAAAGACACGAGCGTTCCTGTGCGCCGAAGGGTGCGTGAAAGCAGTCGGTGGCGAAACTAAGTCGGGGGCCGTCAGGAAACGCAGCCCTTATCGCGACGTCTATGACGCCGCACGAGAGAAGCACGCCGAGGCCGTGCACACCACCGATTGCGTGAGGTGCGGCCCGAGCGGAAAGCCAGCACAGCCCGGATCGCCGCTTGCCGACGGCCATAAGCACGCTCGAGCGATGCGCGAAGTGATGAAGGCCATTACCCGCGACCTGTTCCTCGCGTCGCGTGACGACAACGAGCGGTTTGAGCGTGCGATGTACGCAAGGGACGACCGGAGCTGATCGTGACGCGCCAGGAGTGGGACAGGATCGCCGCCGTGCTCGATTGCTGCTGGCCCGGTCACTTCGGTGAAGCCAAGAGCGCAACGTACTGGGCGGTACTCGGCAATCGGCCGGCCCGTCAGGTCGAGGACGCCGTCAGGCGCGCCGTCGACACGGCCATGAGGTACAGGCCCACGCCGTCGGAGCTTGTCGCCCTAATGCGTGAGGAGACGAGCACCGTGGAGTCCAGGCGTGAGGAGTGGCGCGCGATCTACACGAGGCGGTACGGAGATGCTCGAGCGGACGAGCTCGTGGCGTCATTGAACTTCGGGGATGGCAGGGCACTCAATGCGTGACCTGATTCCCGTCGGATTGTTGTTCGCGTACGCCGTCGTGGTGGGCGTGGCTTGTTGGTGGTGGAACGAATGAAAGGAGACGGGGTGACGGTTGAGGAGCAGCGCATCAGCGCGTTGCGTAAGGGCAACGACATCAGGTTGCGGAACTCACGGTTGAAGCGGTCGTTGAAGGAACTGGGGCCAGCTGCGAGTCGCAGGGCCGCCGTTGACGTCATTGAGAACTTGCATGACCACGAGGGCGCTGAGCGCATGAGGGTCGTGACGTACCTCGAGGCGATCAAGCACGCGGGCCCGGTAAGCGTGAACCGTTGGCTAAACCGCGCGGGCATCACGCCCACACGCAGGTTTCAGGACTGCACGCACAGGCAGTTGCAGGCGTTGGCCGTCGAGTTGACGGCTAGTGCTAATCGAATGGAGAGGAGTCGTAAGGAACATGGCCGTTGATCACAACGTCGTATCGCTAGTCGGGCGCCTTACCAGAGACCCGGAACTCAGATCGCTGGGCGAGCACACCGTCGCGAACTTCTCGCTTGCCGTGAACGGACGAAAAGACACCGTCTCGTTCTTTGACTGCGTCGCTCGGAACCACTTCGCGTCAGTGCTTGAGCGATTTGCTGGCAAAGGCAAACAGATCGCGGTGCGCGGCGAGCTTCGTCAGGAGCGATGGGAGAAAGACGGCCAGAAGCGTTCGAAGGTCGTCGTGAGTGTCAGTAACGTGCAGCTGCTTGGAGGTCGCGAGGCGACGTCAACGGCAGCTGGGGAGATCACGACGGATGACGGGTTCGATCAGCCGAAAGCCGTGAGCACGGAGGACATCCCGTTCTGATGAAGCGTCGCGACTGGACAAAAGCTAGGGCGAAGGTCGAGGAGGAGGGCCGGTGTCGGGTCTGCCGCAAGGCGGGCCCGGTCGACCCGTTGTGTCGGTTCTGTCATTCGCGGCAACACTCGCAGGGCTTGGACCTGTTGCCGTACTTGACACTCGAGGAGCAGGTGCAGGCCGTCAAGAACGCCGGCGGCATTGTCGGGGCGTACCGCCATGCGACGGGGGAGCGGCTGCCATGAAGCGCAAGAGCCGTTTCTTGAGGATGTGGGACGACGCGATCGAGGAGGCGACCCTGCATCACTCGCAGGGCACCGTGTACGAGTTCGACGACGACCCCGAAGGTGGCCCGTACCCAGTGCTGCGCGTAGCGGCTCGGACAATGCACGCGGCGTTCATGCAGCCGAAGCCACCGAAGTACGACCCGGAGCGCGACAAGTGAGCACGATTACGCTCCCGGCCCCGCACTCATTTTGGCGAGCTGACAACGGGCGCATCATCATGGTCACCGGCTACCACGTCGAGCCGTCCCGGCACGGTCGCAAGCCAACAACCCTCGTGCACTTTCGCTACGGCGCGAAGGCGTGGGAAGTGTCCTCAGCGCACTCGAAGGTCTGGGATTCCGAGTTTGAGCCCGCCGAGTGGGATGAGTTCCAAGAGGTGGGCGCGTGAGCGCAACCGTCCACAACCTCGCGGACGCACGCCGACCAACGTCAACGATCGACTGGAACGAACCACTCGTGACCAAGTCCCAGTTAGCCGATCACCTCGGGTTCAGTACCCGCTGGGTCGAGTTGCGTGTCGCGGAAGGTCTGCCGCACTACCGAGTCGGGGGTAGGCTCAGATTTCACAAGAGCCAAGCGACCAGGTGGCTCGTGGACAGGGAGGATCACCAGTGAGCGTGTTCAAGAACGAGCGGGGCAAGTGGATCGTGCAGGTCTACGACGGTGCGACCCGCAGGATGCGGCACGTCGGGACGTACCCGACGAAGCGTGAGGCACTTGACGCCGAGCACAGGAACCGCGCGTTGGGCCCAGCGTCGAGCGTGACCGTCGCTGACTTCGCCGACAGATGGATGATCGACTACCCACGCCCGAAAGCCAGCACCCGCAAACACAACACGGAGCGCGTCCGGCAGTTCTCGGAGACGTATGGCAACCGTCGCCTCGCGATGATCGACCGCCGGACCGCGAGGGCGTGGGCGTTGGAGCACCCCGGCGAACTGTCGGCACTCAGGGCGATGTTCTCGGACGCGTTGAACGACGACCTTGTGCACACCAACCCGTTCGCGAACCTCGGGCTCAGGCAGAAGCGAGCGAAGCGCGACCTGCAACCCGACTGGCTCAAGGAAAGCGACGTGCTCACGCTCGCTGACATTGCCCTCGAGGTGCACGATCAGGTGACTGGCCGCATGGTCAAGGCCGCAATCCTCACTAGTGCCTACACGGGCGTCAGGCCCGGTGAACTCTTTGCTCTTGAGCACCGTGACGTGCTGGACGGCGAGCTGTGGGTCACGAAGGCGTTCAGCTCAAGCACGAAGGAACTTGGGCCACCAAAGAACGGCAAGCCTCGCCGCATCGTCCTGCCGCGTGTCGCACAGGCCGCGATCGAAAACACGATGCCCTTGCATGACTCACTTGTGTTCACGAGCCCGTCCGGCCGGCAGTTGTACCTGAGTGCCTGGCACAACCTTTGGAACCCCGTCAGGCAAGCGTTCAAGTCACGATCGGGCCACGAGGGCAAGCTCGCGTATTACGAGCTGCGGCATTGGGCTGCGACGCACATGATCCAACTTGGCCTCAGCCCGAGTGATGTTGGTTATCAGCTCGGTCATGTCGACGGCATCCTCGTCATGAACACGTATTCCCATCCGTCGGAGGAGCAGGCACGTGAGCGCATCCGGCAAGCGTTGGACAATAGGAATGCAGCATGAGTGACTATCGCAGCCATGACTTCAAGGTGGGGCATTGCGAGTGCTTCGTTGAAGCGTGGGACGCGGACGAGCGCGACCCTGCCGGACTGATGATTCATTACGCGCTGCCCGCAACTGCGGAAAGCCCATCGCATGGCAATGCTTGGATCGAGGACGACGTTGCAGGGTTTCGCATGCTGGCACACAAGATCCTCGCGGCGTGCGATGCACTCGAAGCTGGCGGACCACACACAAACCACACACGGGACGCTTCAGAAGCCCAGTAGCTTCGTGAACTTTCGCACCTGATGAAAGACTCTCCCCGACTAGTTCAAAACCTGCGAAGCGACGCGCAGAAGCGCGAAGCTCGCAGGGCATTCGGAGCGTCGAGTGCACACACGCCGTATGTGGATTGTGTGGTCGAACCGGCTGGTTTCGCGGCGGACCACACACAGACCACACACGCGACGGGCCCGAAACCACACACGCCCAGCGACGCGACATCAACGCTGGGCCGCCAACTCGACGAGCGCATCAGGCTCAGGCTCGCGCAGCTTGAGGTGCTACCCGGCCCCGTGAGCGGGAAGGGCGTTGAGCAGTCATCGCAGGGCGTGGAGCGTGCGTTGCCCGTCTCATTGTCTGGCAAGGCAAAAGGCGTCGATCGCGAAACGGACGTGTTCGTGTTCCGCATCAGGATCAGTCGAGCAAAGAGCATTCCGGCGAAGGTCGCGGTGTTGCGTTCGTTGAACGACGCGATCGCGACGATCACGGTATCGAAGCGTAAGGGCCGCCCGGAGTTCGACCTGTCGGTGAAAGAGGGCCGCATTGCAGCAGGACGGCTCAGTGAGACTCACGGCGTCAGGTGGGCGTGTGAGGCATTGGGTGGCGTGCCGGAGCGCACAATGCGCAGGTACCGCGACGAGTACCGCAGGGCCGCATGAAGGCACTCCTCGTCATCCTCGCCGTGTTGCTGATGGCGCAACCAGCGGCCGGCCAGTCGCTCGAGCATCGCGTCAGGGTCGCACCCGTCGGCCCGAGCTGGGGGCCAGTCTTGTCAACGTACACGGGTGGCTACTACTCCACGGGCCTCGTCAATCAACTCTGGCCGAAAGCACCGAAGGGACCACGCAGGGGAATCATCCTCGAGGCGTGCATCCGACATCGCGTGCCCTGGCGACTCCTGTTGGGCGTGTGGGGTGCCGAGTCAACGTTCGGACGGGCCCAGTCGCACTTCGGGCTGACCGGGTACTTTCCGGGACGTGGCACCAGCGGGTCGTTCAGTCGTGACGCCGACCTCGCTTCCGGGTTGTTCGCTCGCCTGTACCGCGCACGGCATGGACGGAGCGCGTTGTGAAAGTGCTGAACGGTGATTGCCGTGACCTGTTCGCCGGACTGGATGACGACTCGATTGACGCGATCGTCACGGACCCCCCTTACGAGCTGGGGTTTATGGGCAAGGCGTGGGACGCGTCGGGGATCGCGTATGACCCCGTCGTGTGGACTGAGGCGTTGCGCGTCCTGAAGCCCGGTGGTCATCTCCTTTCGTTCGGTGGCTCACGGACGTATCACCGAATGGCTTGCGCGATTGAGGACGCCGGGTTTGAGGTCCGGGATCAGATCATGTGGCTGTACGGGTCCGGGTTCCCGAAGTCGCTGAATGTCGGCAAGGCCATTGACAAGGCAGCTGGGGCTGAGCTTGAGGTTGTGAGGCAGAGAAGGCAGCGAGGCAAGCCCGATGGAGTTGCGCCGTTCAATCTGGCATCAAGCCCCGTTGAGCTGATTACTTCCCCGGCCACCGATGCTGCAGTTCAGTGGGACGGCTGGGGAACCGCTCTAAAGCCCGCGCATGAACCGATTGTGGTGGCGCGTAAGCCCCTTACGGGAACT